TACTTATAATACAAAAAATATTTTTTGGCCTTATCGATCAGTTGCTGGGCAGGAATATAAAAATATTGAGTGGATCATCTATGATGACGGTTCCGATAGCGAAGAGACTATTAATTCAATTAAGCAGATTGCTTCCGTAGACCCTAGGATAAAAGTATTTTTTGCTGAGCACTCCGGGTCGATCGGAGAGGTTAAGCATAATGCATTTATGCTTGCCGAAGGAGAAATCCTAGTAGAACTTGATCATGATGACGAACTTACTCCTTGGTGCATTTCCTCAATTGTTGAGGCTTTCACCAAATTCCCCGACGCCGGTTTCTCCTATACAGACTGCGCTGAAGTGATTGGCGATGAGCATGAAAATGCATCATATCCTGATGGGTGGGGATTTGGATACGGTAGTTATCGCTCTGAGTTTTGGCGTGGACGTGACTACCTAGTATCTAATTATCCAGATATTAACACCAAGACTATCCGGCATATCGTAGGTGTGCCCAATCACGCTAGGGCTTGGAGCGCATCCTTCTACAAGTCAATTGGCGGGCACAATAAGAACCTCTTTGTTGCTGATGATTATGAGCTTTTGGTTAGAACTTGGCTTTCAACTCCGATGGTTCATATTCGCCGCTTTGGTTATATTCAGTATCATCATGATAATAATACTCAGAAGAAGCGCAATGCTGAAATTCAAAATCTCGTTGCTTTGATTCATCAAACATATGAAGATGATATTCATAAAAAATTCTTGGATCTTGGAGTTGATGATTTTATATGGCAAGATGGCGTATTGAACTGGAACGCCGAAAATCCCGAAAAAACTCCTATCACTAACTATATAATGGATTAATATTATGAAATTTGTAAAAGGTAATGCTAATAAAGGTTATTCAGTTGGGCATGATAGAAAAAAGCGAGTCCACAATCCTCGGTTAGTTATTCCTGAGTCTGAGGTAGTTGTCAGACAGATGACCGAGCAAGACTGGATTCGTTTTTACGAGAATAAGCGCAAGAAGATTAGGTAAATTAATATTATGAGATATATTAAGGGTAGTACGGGTAAGAAAACATATTGGGTTAGTGGCAATAAGGCTATTCACAAACCTCGTCTTCGGGCTGCTACATCTAAGGCAACTACCAAGCAAATGACAGAAGAAGACTGGATTCGCTTTTACACGAACAAGAGCAGGCGCAGAAAAACTTTTTGAAAGAGCTTGCGGGCGTGGCGGAATGGCATACGCAGGATGATGTGCTATAATAAGAGTATGCCGAAACAACGAACATGGACAGATGAGCAAATAAGAGAAGCCGTCAAGTCTTCTCTCTCAATTAGAGAAGTATTATTCAAGATTAATTTATCTCCAACTGGAGGAAATTATAAACAATTCTATAAATATATAGAAGAGCTAGAGATAGATATCTCACATTTTAACGGAAAAGGATGGAATGTCGGTGACAGGTTTAAGCCAGTAACACCAGCCAGAAATCTTTCAGAAATACTAACAGTAGACAGTAATTATCAGTCTTCAAAGTTACGTAAAAGACTAATCAATGAAAAAATATTCAACCATATATGCTCTAAGTGTAAGAATACTGACTGGCAAGATAAAAAAATTCCATTAGAACTTGAACATATCAATGGAATTAATACTGATAATAGATTAGAAAATCTTTGTCTTCTTTGTCCAAATTGCCATGCATTGACGAGTACATATAGAGGAAAAAATAAAAATAAGCGGGCGTATCCCAACCGGCAGAGGAAGGGCGCTTAAAACGCCTTCAGTGTGGGTTCGAATCCCACCGCCCGCACTTTATAATTGGAGACATTGTGATAGAAAATATTGTAGAACAGCTAAGGCACAGAGCCTGTCCAGCAGGACTTCCCTATACGGGGGACAGCCCCGAGGAGGATCACGGCCACACCGACTGTTGGCTTCATCATCAGGCTGCGAATGAGATCGAGCGTCTTCAGGCTATCATTGAAATGTATTCAAAATAAACTTGCCTTCGTAGCTCAGCGGATTAGAGCAAATGGTTTCTACCCATTAGGTCGGGAGTTCGAATCTCTCCGGAGGCACCAAAGGATTAGGAAATTATATATATTTGATATACTGGTACAGTGAGCAAGCCATTATATACGATGGAATGTGAAGACTGTGGAAAATTTGCTGTAATGAATACAGAGTCTTTGACTGTATACGTTATTGATAAAGAATTTTCTGTTATTTCAAGATGTGTATTCTGTGATAGACTTATTACAAATATAGTTAAGAAAAAAATAGCAATCTATCTGTTTTGGGATAACGTAAAGATATTTAATTTCAATACAGGTGAAGAAATTTTAGATCAAAAAATTTTGGAGAAAATGTGAAAAGAATTGGGTGGTTTAGTCCTCCGGGTATAGGTGAGGGGATGGGTTATGGATACGCTGCAGTTCGTACTATCAAGGCTCTTCAATCTTGTGGCGTCGAAGTCCTCTACGACAACAGAGAGGCTAAGTGCCACATCTCATTCATCCAGCCAGAATTTTACAGCGGGAATCCCGATCAATATAGAATTGGTTATACCCCTTGGGAGTCTTCCATTATCCCGGAAACTTGGCCAGAGATTATGGGTCAGATGCAGGAAATTTGGACTCCATCAAAATTTTGTGCAGATATTTTTGAAGAATTTAAGGTTAATGATACTATTAGAATAATTCCTCACGGTATAGATCCGGAGATCTGGAAGATTGAAAATAGATACATTACAGATAAGTTTGTATTTCTTCACGTTGGTGGCCCTACTGCCCGAAAGGGAGGACAGAGAGTAGTTGATGCTTTCTTGGATCTATTTGATGGTAATAAAGATGTTGTGTTAATTTTAAAATCAAATGAGCCAACTGAATGCCGTTTTTATGAAAATGGCATTGACTTCAAGAGTGCAAAATATCATCCTCAAATTTTGTCAATAGATTACTCTGTAGACGTTGAAGATTTGGTAAAAATATACAATAAAGCCCACTGCCTTGTTTACCCCACAAATGGAGAGGGCTTTGGGTTGATCCCATTTCAGGGAATCGCAACGGGACTTCCTACTATTGTAACAAATGCTACAGCCTGCGCGGATTTCGCTGAGATGTCTGTTCCCCTTGACTCCCGCCCTTCGCCCGGCAATGGAGTTCACCTTGGAGACTGGGTAGAGCCTGACTTAGACGATCTTCGAGACAAAATGAAATATGTATATGAAAATTTCAATGATGTCAAGGAAAAGACTTTGCATTCTGCTAGCGTTATGCACTCAACGCAAACTTGGAATCATATAGGTCAAAAAATTGTTGACATTTTTGGAGAAAAAATAAACGAGATGGCGTAATTCCGTAGCGAACAGCGATTCGCAGTGGTATGCTCTAATAGACCCGAAAATACGGGCGGAGAATAAGCAGGATGACGTTAAAGCGCACCTGCTGACGAACATAGGAGAAGTAGTGGAGAATACGGACTATCTTAGCTTTAAGTTGTCAGACGACTTTATCGCTAATTACGAGAAGAGGGAAGTTCCTTGGGGTTTCCCAATTGGAGCTGGAAACTCTCTTGGCGAACTTACGTTCTTGACGAAATATTCAAGACGCAAGCAGGACGGCTCTAAGGAAAAATGGCATGAAACTTGCCGGAGAGTTATTGAGGGAACCTTCACTATTCAGAAGGATTGGTGCAAGGAGAATCGTCTTCCTTGGAATGAACGTAAAGCGCAGAATACCGCCCAAGATGCTTATGAGCGTCTTTTTGTAGGGAAGTGGACTCCACCGGGCCGGGGGCTTTGGATGATGGGGACTGAGTTCGTTCATGTTCAGAAGAATTCTGCTGCTCTTCAAAACTGCTCCTTCCTTTCAACTGAGGGGATTTCTTCTCGCTCAGTCCAAGATGCTGTTTGGCCTTTTGTTCGTTTGATGGAGATGTCGATGCTCGGCGTTGGTGTCGGGTTTGATACAAAAGGCGCAGGAAAGCTTGAAATCCACAAGCCTCTTGATGAGCCGAGAGTCTATGTAATTCCTGATTCTCGAGAAGGATGGCGAGATTCCGTAGGCGCTCTTCTTGAGTCGTATTTCTTTGCTAATCGTCATCGCGTTGTATTTGACTATGATGAGATTCGCCCTTCAGGCGAGCCTATTAAGGGATTTGGAGGCGTTGCTGCTGGCCCGGGTCCTCTGATTGACCTGCATAAGTCTCTTTCAGCTCAGTTTGATGGGCGTGAAGGCGAGAAGATTACTTCTACTGACATTGTTGATGTTCAAAATAAAATTGGCAAGTGTGTCGTAGCTGGCAATGTTCGACGTTCTGCCGAAATTGCGCTTGGAGATCTGAATGATGAAGAATTTCTTGATCTTAAGAATTGGGAAGTAAACCCTGACCGCATGGGGGCTAATGGATGGGGACATACTTCCAACAATTCTATTGTCGCTAATGTCGGAGATAATTTCGATAGCATTGCAGATCGCATTGCGAACAATGGTGAGCCGGGAATTGTCTGGCTTGATCTTTGCAGAGAGTATGGGCGTCTGGTTGATGCAGCCAACAATAAGGACTGGCGTGCTGCTGGAACTAATCCTTGCTCTGAGCAGACCCTTGAGTCTGGCGAGTGCTGCACTCTTGTTGAGAACTTTATTTCTCGCCACGACTCTCTTGAAGATTTTCAGAAAACTTTGAAGATCTCTTATCTCTATGCGAAGTCCGTTACCCTTTTGCCGACTCATTGGCCTGAGACAAACGCGATTATGCAGAGAAATCGCCGTATCGGATGCTCCGTATCGGGATTGGCCCATTTTGCTGAAATGCATGGATGGACAAATCTTCGCACTTGGTTGAACGACGGGTACGATTATATCCAACATCTTGACAACGTTTACTCAGAATGGCTCGGATGTAGGCCTTCTATTAAAACAACGTCTGTGAAGCCTTCTGGGACTGTCTCATTGCTTTTTGGAGTTACTCCGGGTGTTCATTGGCCAACTGCCGATGTTTATATTCGACGCATGAGGCTCGCTTCAAATGACCCTCTTGTCGATGCCCTTTCCGCTGCTGGATATCATACAGAGCCAGATGTCATGGACCCCGCTCATAGCATAGTAGTGGAACTTCCCACGAAGGGTCCTGAGGTCAGGACAGAGCGGGAGGTTAGTATGTGGGAGAAGACTTCTCTCGCTATCCTCGCTCAAAGATATTGGGCCGACAATCAGGTTTCTGTTACTGTCACTTTCACAGAAGACGAGAAGGATCAGATTGGAGCGTTGCTTCGTTCTATTGATGGACAACTCAAGTCCGTCTCCATGCTTCCGCTTCTTGAGGCAGGTGGAGCGTATGCGCAAATGCCTTATGAGAGAATTGACAATGACACTTGGTCTGATTCTGTCGCCAGCGTCAGAAAGATTAAGTGGAAAAGCCTTTATGCAGGTAAAGCTCTTGATGCCGAGGGCGAGAAATTTTGCAGTAACGATAGCTGCGAAATCTGAAAAAACACTTTTTCGACAAAAACCGTTCCAAACCGGAGCGGTTTTTGTCATTTTTCAATGAATTTGAAGCAACTTGTTGCTTGTTAACTAAATGTCTGTGATAATATTGTACGATGAGTAAAAAGCTGAAAAAAATAGATTTCGTTGTAGAAGATCTTCGAGGCGTTTGCCTCTGGGAGATGCCTGATGGCACTCTTATTGGCGACGGAGACGGCAGATTTTTGTCACTTGAAGGTGATCTCAACTCGCCTATTATTGAATCGAAGATGAGAGATGCTGCTGTTGGGTACGTTGGAATGCTTGCCTTAGAAGGCGAGCCGATGTGGATTCCCGGTAGCAGAAAGATCACTGACAACGAAGCTGATGATCATACAGAAAGATTTATCGATGGCTATATTCCCGATCCAGTTGATTCGGTGAAACAATTGGCACGAAGAGGGATGGTATGAGAAGAATTACTGCAGCATTGGCTGAAGAAAATAATGAAACTATAGAGATCGATGATATTACTAGCTCTTATACCGCTGATTTATCTAGAAAAGTTATCGAAGATAAAGATGTCTTCAAGAAAGATATCGATGTAACAAGTCAGTCTAAAAAGGTTAAGAATAAATTTTATAAGTTGAAAAAAAGATATCAGACTGGCGCCAGCGGAGCCGAGTCTGATTTCGTAGATCCAGAAGTTGTCAACGGATATGGAATGTTCGATCTTGTTGAGCCTCCATATAATCTCGAAGTTTTGGCTTCTTTGTTTGAAGAGAACGCAATCCACAATGCCACGGTTTTGGCCAGAGTCATGAATACTGTAGCCCTTGGATATGTTTGGCAAAATACTTCTAAGTCAAATAAGAGAATCGAGCGCGCCACTAATAAGGATGGCGAATCCATGACTAGACTTCGAGATGAGCTTCAAAAAGAAGAAGAGCGCTTAGAGGCAATTTTTGAAAATTTAAATATTGACGAAGATTTTATCGAAACTTTAATTAAAGCTTGGGTTGACTATCTAACGATTGGAAACGGATATATTGAAGTTGGGCGAAATCGAAATGGAACAATAGGTTATCTTGGACATATACCCGGGGCCTATGTCAGAGTTAGACGAGCCCGTGACGGATTTGTTCAAAAAGCCG